GGGCAGGCCGGCGAGGGCGGCCGTGGACGCCGCGGTGAACGCCTGCACCGGGCCGAACCCCTCACGCAGCCCTTGGTGCAGCCCGGCCATGATCGCCTTGCCGTGCGGCCGCAGGAGCTGCCGGTCACGCTCGATGGGCCCCTTGTGCGCCGAGATCCACGACCCGATGCCCGAGACGAACGATGTCACGCCACTCCATGCCGACTTCAGCCCGGACAGGAACCCGGTCAGGACGGCTTTCCCGGCGGAGACCAGGATGGAGCCGAGCCGGCCGACCGCCGACTTCACCCGTCCGCCGATGCCGCGCAGCCAGGAGACCGTGCCGTTCCAGTCGGCCTTCACGCTCGCCTCGACCGAATGCCAGTCCGCCTTCACACTCCCGGTCACCGAGTTCCAGTCGGCGCGGATGCTGGCCACGATGGACTTGCCGAAGCCCTTCACCGCGTTCCAGTCGGCCTTGATGCTCCCGGTCACCGCGTGCCAGTCGGCCTTCACGCTGCCGCTGACGGCTTTCCAGTCGGCCTTGATGCTGGCCACGACGGCCTTGTTGTCCTTCGACGTGGCATCCAGGTCCGACTGCAGGATCGACTTCGGCTGCTTGGGCAGGTGGATGACCGAAGCAAGCCACACAGGCAGCCCAACGTCGGCGACCCCGGCCTCGAGCAGGTGCGCGATGCCGCCTGAGGCGAAGCCCTCCCCAATCCCCTTGCCGACCTTGGCCGTTGTGCCGCCGCCCTCGGCGCTGGTGCGCGACGGCGCGAACCCACCACGTTTGCCTTTGCCGCCGCCGACGCCCACGAGGGCGCCCAGGCCGCTGACACTGCTGCCGAGCTTCGACGCGGTGTACAGGATCCCCAGTGCCTCGATCTGCCCCGGCGTCAGCTTCGACAGCGCGATGAGCACGTTGGACAGGCCGCCGAGCGCGGCCGGGGAGATGTTCTGGACGGCCTTGGCCACGTTCCCCAGCAGGGTGCCGCTGGCCTTGAGCGTGGACTTCAGGTTGGCCACATTCTCGGGCGTGAAGGTGTTCTTGATGAAGTTGTCGAACCCGGACCGCTTGTAGTGGGTGGCCCAGTTGTCGAAGCTGGTGGCCCACCCGTTGATCAGCTTCGGCAGCTTGTCGATGTCCGGGGCGAACTGGACGAACAGGTGCGCCAGTCCGTCCGCGACATGGCCCAGGGCAGTGCCGAAGTCGTCGAGGGCGATGCCGCCGGAGGTGGACAGCGTCGTGAAGAACCGGCCCCAGAACGGCTGGTTGAGCGCCGCGTTCGCCTTGATCCCCAGGAACTGGATCGACCCGGCCGCCGAGTCGATCAGCGGCCGCACCAGCTTCAGGCCGGTGGCGGCGACGCCGAACCACGGCGCCAGGGAGCGGGCGACGACCGGTTCCTCAGCCTTCTGCAGCCCGGCCCACGCGGCCTTGAGACCGCCCAGCTGCTTCGCCAGCCCCTTCTCCGCCGGGGTCAGGCTGGCCAGGGCCGCCTTCTCATCCTTGAGCGCCTTGACCCGCTGCGCCTTCGTGCTCGCCTGGTCGTAGGCCTTGACGGCCTTGGTGTACGCGCTCTGCGCCGCCGTGACCTTCTTGAACATCGGCACCGCGATCGCACCAAAAGCCGCCGCCGCCGTCCCCGCGGCACCGAACGCGACCGCCGCGCCGGCAACGCCGGCGCCCAGGCCCACAGCAGACGGCCCGAGCGCCGACCCGGCCAGCAGCGCACCCGGGACGAGCAGCTTGCGCAGCTCGCCGCCGAGCGAAACGTCGATCCGCGCCGTCCGGTCCCGCGCCACCCGGTCCAGCTCAGCGTCAGCCTTCGCCGTGTCCGCATCGGCTTCGATCTGCGCGTGCGGCAGCCGGGCGAACTTGCCGCGCAGCTCATCCTGGAACCCCGACGCGAACCGCTTGCCGGTGTCGGCGCCCCACTTCTCCGCCTCTGGGCCAAGGGCCTTGAACTCGGCGGCTATCGTCTTATGGAACCCGCGCAGATCGGGCTTGACCGGGATGAACGCCGAGCCGACCTGGAAAGCCACGCGTTCACCCCTTCCCGTTGACGCCGGCCGGACGTAAGATCATCCGGCTATGAGGATCCGTTTCGGCCTGCCGCTCCCCGGCCCGTTCGTGCTCACCACCGGTGGCCACCGGCGGCGTGGGGGCGCCGGAGCCGTCATCGTGCTGGCTGCGGTCGCGCTCGGGTTCCTCGACTGGCGCCCGTGGCTGCTCGTCCCCGCGGCCGTCGTGGCGGTCGCCGTCTTGTCGCCGTTCAACCGCCGGTCAGGTAACGGTCCAGCTCGGCGAACTCGGCGCGCGCCTGGGCCCGCCGCGCCTGATCAGCGGCGGTGACCGGCCGCGGATACGGCGCGATCTTCGGCGCCTTCCCACCGCCCCGCGCGACCTGCACTTTCAGCAGGGCAGCGAGCAGGTCGTAGATGCCGGCCAGCGCCTCGACCACGGGCGGGAACTCGGCCAGGCTCGGCACAGCAGGCCCGTCAGCCGCCACCACCATCTGGCCGTCGGCGGCCATCGCCGAGTGCAGCGCCGACTCACGCGGCAGGTGACAGATCAGGTCCCAGCACGCGTCCGGCGTCATCCCACCGTCGTCGCGGAAGACGTCGGCCAGGTCGCGGCCGTAGTAGCGGGCCAGGTCGGCCCTGATCGCCCCGCCGTAGCGCTCTAGGAGCCAGGCGAGGCTTGCGAGTTTCCCAGCCCGAACCACCGGCGCATGTCGCCCAGCAGCGATTCGAGCACGCCGGCGGGCTGGCCGCCGAGGACGGCCATCAGCGGTTCGTACTGGTCGCCGGCGATGCGCTGCAGCGCCTCCCGCGACGACCCGGCCTCCTCGATCGCGAGGATCGCGGCGACGGTCGGCGGCTCGATGACCAGCGGCGCATGCTCCCCGTCGCCGGGATCGACGACGAACGGCTGCCGCTGCGCCTCGGCCGCGTACTGGGCGAGGGTCTTGCCGGCCATCAGGAGAAGCCCATGCCGGACAGGATGTCCTGCCAGCCGGCGCCGCCGGACCGGAAGTCGACCGCGTACCCGGCGGTCGCGTCGGTGTAGGCGGTGAGCGTCATGTCCCACTTGACCTGGTCACCGTCACCGGAGGCGAAGGCCTGGTCGCCCTTGTCGGTCAGGCTGATCCGCGGGCAGAAGTATGCCTGGTAGATCTCCGCCGACACCGGCCCGTCGACGGCGAGGATGATCCCGGCGTAGTACATGGCGACCGGGGTAGTCGGCTTCTGGATCGACACTTCCCCGGTGGTGCTGTCCGCGGTGATCGTCGCCGGGTCCACCGAGAAGTAGGTGGCCATGGTCGACAGCCGCGACTCCAGGCCCACGATGTGGAAGGTGGTCACGTCGGAGATGATGTCGCGGCGCACCGGTTCCACCCCGCCCCACCCGGTCACATCCGAGCTGGTCACCGCCGACGACACCACCGCGCCGGAGTCGTCGAGCCACCCCAGGCCCTTGAACGAGGCGCCGAACGCGTTCAGCGTCGGCGTCCCCGGCGAACCGGTGCTGTCGACGGTGAGCGTGGTGGGCAGTGCCGTGCCCTCCGGGGCGAGCCACACGCCGCCGCGCAGCGCCCGGCGCACATTCGCGTCGACCCTGGTGTCGACGTCATCGAAGGTAAGGTCAGCCACTTCAAGCGCTCCTTCGCATCGTGACCTGGTAGGACGTGGTGACTTGCCGCAGGTTCGCGGAATCAGTGGGTGGGACGGCCACCGGGCCGGCCGTGGTGCGCGCCGAATCGATGACACCGTGACTGGTGCCGATGCCACCGGCGAGGAGCCGCTGGCGGATCGTCTCCGCCACCGCTTTGGCCTGCGTCAGCCCGGTGGCGAAGACCGACACCTCAGCGTCGGCAGTGTCGGTGATCCGGTCGTCGCCGCCGCCGGTCCGCTGGACCCGGATGAACGGCAGCGAATCGGCCAAAGTGGCCGGGGTCTCCACACCCGTAATGCCCAGATCGGCCACCGCGGCCAGGACGGCCCGCTCAGCGTCGGGAAACGACGCGAAACCGCTCACAGCCCACCCCGGATCACGTCAGCCGCCCGGGCCAGCACGTGATACCCGTCTTTGACCTCGACGTAGATCGCGTGCGGCGAATCGTTGTACAGGTAGGCCGTCGCCCGGTTATGCCGCGGGCCGCCGGACCGGGTCGAGGTGACCCGGAACGAGGCGGCGTAGTCGCCGGTGTGGCGGGGGGCTATGCCCTCGGCGAACGCCTTGCCGCGCTGCGCATGCTCCCGCATCAGCGCTTCCATCCCGGCCGAGCGCATCAGCTCGTTCGTGCCGCGCAGGTCCGGCCGGTAACGGATGAAGGCCATCAGTCGCCACCCTTGGTGAGCCGGAGGATGGCCTGGACGTGGGACTCGGTCCCGGCCTGGTCCACCCACCGGGCCGGGTCGCCGTCCACCTCGTACACGGTCCCGCCGACGCTGACCCGGTCGGTGGCCAGGATGTCGGTCCCAGCGGGCAGGTAGACGGTGAGCGTGGTGACGACGAGCTCGCCGCGGTCGGTCTGCTCGGTGGAAGAGCCGGGCTGCACCGAGCAGCCGGTCACCTCGGTCCCGGTGTCGCTGCCGGTGATGTCGCCGAAGTTGTCGCGGCTGGCGCCGCGCAGGATCGTGACCGTGCCGGCGCCGAGGATCACAGCGGCACCTGGAACACACGCCGCACCGGGACGACCCTGGCCAGGGTGCGCACCTCGGCCTCAGTCAGGGCGGCGGTCTTGATCTCGCCAGCGGTCCAGGAGACCGACCCGACCGTGGCCGACTGCAGGCCGGCCGCCGCCGCCGCGGGAATCGTGGCCAGCCGGTTCGCCACCGCGCAGGTGAGCGCGGTCAGCGACGCCGGGAGGCTGGCGAAGCCGTGGACGTAGACGACCGACCACAGGCCATGCCGCCTGTCAGACCAGGACACCGAGCATCCGAGGCGGATCTTGCGGTCCCGGTCCCACGTGTAGTCGGTGATCGCCGTCAGGGTGTCGTCGTCGTTGACCAGGCTCACGCTGGTGATCGAGGCGACCAGGCCGCCGGGCAGCTCAAGCACCCCGCAATCGGAGTAGAGCTCGAGCGTCGAGGTGGTCTGGGTGAGCGGGATCCCGGCCTCATCCCTGATGGCCTGCGTCGCCCGGGCCAGCAGCTCATCCGCCGTCCCGCTGGGCAGGGTGTAGCCGTAGGCGGCGGCGTCGGTGCTGGTAGCGAACTGGTCCGGTGCAGGCACCCCATGCCCCTCCGCTCACTCGTCCCCGGATGGCTTGGCCGCGGGCTTGGCCCGGCGGGCCGGCCGGGGTGGCTCGATCACCTGGATGTCGCCGGTCTCGATCGCCGCCACGATCCGGGGCGGAAGCGG